ATCATATTAACAACAGGATGTTTATGTTCTTGTAAAAAATTTTTAGTAAATGATGGTGCTTCAGTTTTTTCTGTACGAGGATATTCTAATCTTAATACATCAAATACATTAGCAATACTTCTTGCTGCCCATATCTGTGTGTCAATATTTGTTTCCCCTTTAATTTTATTTAACAGATCATGCTCTGCTTTTTTAAATTCTGTTTTCATTGTGTGTGCTCTTTCAATATCTACACGCACACCTTTAAATCTCATGTCAACTAGGCATGGAAATAAATCAGACTCTAAGTCAAATATATCTTCTAGGTCCTGATTAATAATTTCTTTTTTCATCTCTTGCCAAAGTCCTAATGTAACTTCAGCGTCTCGTTCTGCGTATGCACCTACATGCATAGATGGTAGCTTATACATCTCAGACTTAGGGTCTATCCCCCACTCTGATGCAGCCTCAGCCAGGGCAGCTTCGTTCTTACCATACCCCAAGTAATGCCATGATAAACTATTAAGATCATAACGAAATCTATTCTCATCAGTCACTGCTGCAGCTATCATTGTACATGCTATATCACCATTAATTTTAAAACCCATGGCCCTAATCCAACAAACATCATACATTGCATTGTGAAATATTTTTGTTGATGGTGCTTCTAGTACGTCTTTAAACCAAGATAATACTCTTGCCTTCTCCATGTTACCACCACCTTCGTGAGCAATTGGAAAATATCCTTTGTAATGTTTGGTAGCAACTGCAATACCAATTACTTCTCCATTACCAATAACTGAACCAGATCCTTTTTTAATTAGATCAGGATCTTTTGTTTCTAAGTCGATTGCAATCTCGTCTACCTTCCTTAAGTCAGGAAATTCTGTAGGCTTAACCCATTCGGTTTGTGCTTCAAACTTTGGTATCTTCATAATAAATAACAGATCAGACAAACTAAAGTTATCAATAACATATAGTGAGGAATGTGAGTTGGTTCTCTCATTTTATTATCCCCCAGGAATTATTTTTATCTTTTGGTTTATCTTCTTTAACTTCTTTCTCTGGATAATCTCTTTCAATTATCATTTCTATAAAGTGAATAGCTTTATCCAAATCTTGTTTTTTTCCTTTCAGCCTGTGACGGCAGATGTATTTTATAGCGCATCCCTCTGGAAAAAGCAATTCATTTTCAACTACAAATTTACTTGGCTGAATTTTAAAATTTTGATAGTGACTCCCGCCGTGCTGCTTATCCCAAACTTTCGATGTCATATCCTCTGTCCTCCCTTTTAGCTGTCATTATATATAAATTTTGTTTTGTACGTGTTACACCTACATACCAAACTCTTTGTTCCTCATCATACTTGTCCTGACTTTTTTCCGTTGCTTCTCTAATTGTTTTTGTATTATCTAAAATTAATAAAACATTTGTAGCCTCTCCACCTTTAGCAGAATGTATTGTTGATAATTGAATTCGTGCATTTAATCTTAATTCTTCTTCATGTCTTAACATCTCTCTAATATAAAGACATTCTTCAGGATCATTTTTAAAAACATCAAACCATCTTTGAGTATTACTAAATCCAAATTCTTTTAAATCGTACAGCCTTTCTTCTGTAGGGTAAGAGCCTTCCTCTAACCCAGTGTATTCTAGTATATCCCTTAATTCACTTATTGACAACTGATCTCCTTTATCAGCCCACCTGGTGTAGTTTAGAATACTTCTAAACAATGTAGCTTTATAACTTTTGCGCCCTTTAAGTTGAAAATAAATTCCCATGTCTCTAAGAATAGGTTTAAGTTTTTCTAGTCTATCGTTTGTACGGGCCAACACTAACCAGTCCCCTTCATACAAAGGAGCATCTTCAATTGCCGTTATATAATCTATAAAACCATCTTCATCTCTAGGTTTCCAATTCTTCCTAACTCTTCTATCTTCTGGAATTCTTTCTAAAATTTTATCTGCGACACTTTGGACTTGTCGTGGTACTCTATAAGATTGTGGCAAGATAATGTCTTTTTTAGATTGAGTGGCTATAAATTTTAAGACGTCTGCACCTGCCCACCCATAAATAGCTTGATCATCATCACCTGCTAGTATAACATATTTGGAGTTTTTTCTTATAATATCTACCATTTTCCACTGAATTGGTGATAAATCTTGAGCCTCATCAATGAATACTACGTCATATTTCGGACACAATTCAGCCATATTTGGATCCGTAAATTTTTCGATCATGTCGGTAAAATCTTTCAATTGAAAAGATTCTTTATAATTATTTAATTCTAGTTCCAAAATGTGTAATAAATTTTTTTCAAGTTCGTAAGAGTACATTCCAGTATTATATTCATCTTCAATAGAACACTCTTTTATTCTAGCTGCATTTATTAAATTAAAATATTCACTGTTAGAATCTACAAATCCTGTAGACTCTTTCCCATCTGAATAAACTGTAACCTCTATTCCTAACTTTCTACCTATATCTTCGTAGTGTTCATCCTGCATTACTTCGCTCTTCTTCATACCCAATCTATTGAATGCTAATGAATGCAGTGTTCTGAAATGTTTTAAATCTTTTCTTTGTAAATGTTTATATGACTCCAGCATTCTATCGATAGCTTCGTTAGCTGCTTTAGTTGTGAATGCAAAGTACCCTATCTTATCTAAAGATGTCCCTAACTTATAAAATGTTTTGACATAATTTATAAGTTTTGTTGTTTTCCCTGTTCCCGGAGGCCCGAATATTTTACGACTGATCACATTATCTCCGTCTTATGTTTTATTTTAGTATGATGTATTGGTACTTCTTCAAAATCTTTTATATTTATCTGTACTACATTTTTAACTGAGGCTGTGTACTTACCTTTTTCTTTAGTAGGAAATCTTTTTTGATCCAGGAATTGTACATCACAACTCTTGTATATTGATTCCATCATCCTACCTGTCTTCTCTTCTTTATATTTCCAATCTTTAGCTTTTAATCTGTCATAAAATTTATCAAATTTAAAATAAGCATAACCTTCTTCTATTAAAACTGATCCAGTTTTAAATGCTGCATCTGTTGTAGCCTTCGGTCCATTAATCTTAGTGTGTAAAACATCGTGAAGTTTTTCTTTAGGAGAAGTTCCTATTGGTGGAGATACTGTGGTCTGTGTTTTATATAACTCATCCATTACAGTTTGTTCTGCATCCCCTTTAATTAATGGTGGTAAAAATCCTGCAGCTTTCGCTATTGCATTTCTACGTTTACGTTGATCATTTAAATGTTCTATTGATTTACAGTGTACTGTTGCTTTACCGATACCGTCTGGTTTTGTTACATCAAATTCGTATTCAGGTTCTTCAAAAATTTCTATCTTTCTTAAGTTAGTTAAGCCCGGATAAGATCCCTTAGAGCCGGATAAGACCCCAAACTTTTTCTTAACACAGATACCTTTTTTACAATGTTCAAATAAAGGATCTTGATTACAGGTATAACCTTTCTCTGTCTTAGCCCATGATTTTATTTTAGATTTTAGTTTCTGATCAGTCCAGGCATTCCCATGTATCTCTTCAAAATATTTTACTGGTGCATTTTTAACTTTATCTTCCCAAGTGTCTGGATATTTCATCTTAACTAGAACGTGATAGTTATACATAAACCTATCTTTCCCATCAAAATTCTTTTCTTTAGAAAGTTTAGATAATACTGCCATGCATGGAGGACCATCTATAAAGTCCCCATTAACCCCCTCATATATTTTTCTATCAATACCTTCTGTTATTTGTTTTAAATCTTCTCTTGAAACTGTGTTAGCTTCAACTAATTGTAAAAAATTATCTAATGTAAAAGATGTTCCATCGACGTTTAATCCTTTTCTTTCTCCCCCATAGTAAGGTAGATTAATAAATTGTCCCGGTCCTATCTTCCCTGTTGATTCGTCTCTAGTTAGTTCTGTTTGTTTAGGAAATATTTCTGTATTAGGTTTTAGTTTAAATAATGGAAGTAAATTAGTTAAGAAAGAAACAACATCTTTCGCACTCATAAACTCCTCTATAAATATCCATAAATGTAATCCACCACTTTTAGATTCTACTGGTATTAAAGGTAAATCAAATTCTTGTATCTTGTCTATGAAAAATTTTTTATCGAAGTCTGCATAATCTTTTGGATCAATATCAATGACTCCTAGTCTTGCTTCTTTATCTGTATTACATGGTTGAATACCAATTGAAATCTTTCCTTCTACATGAGAGTTATATATCTCCTCTGTAAGAGGTTCAAAATTCCATCGGTATACTGGTCTCTTCTTTCCGCTTTCTGGGTCGATCTTTGCTTCTTCATGCTCGAAGTCAGCCAGCCCGTAAGCCTCCCGATAACCATCAAAATATTTTATATATCTTTTATCCATAACTTATTATGTGGGCCCTCCAGTCTCCCTTTAGGCCCACAATGTGCACTCATTCTCTCAGAGAATTAGATAATGCTTTGTTGATCCTTTGGTTTATCTTCACCATGTTTTGCTTTGACACTTCCTTTAGAAATGTTTTCAGAAAACGTTTTGGCTTGTTGATAAAGCGATTGATCAGTTATGGGTCCAACCTTACTTACTTCCCAACCAAACCAAGTGCCTTTATCATTTGACATTTGAGTTGTTTTTAGTCTGTAAATATGGCTAAAAGAAGCCGGTGTAAATAAACCGTTCTTACCTTTTAGTTTGATTCCCGACATCATTGAGTTCCATTTTCTACTAATTTTTAATTGAGTAGATTTCATAGAAATCAAAGCTGTGGATGGACTATCACCTGTGATGATTACAAAGTGAGACGCAGTCTTTTCAATATAATTACCATTAGGTAATCTATCTTTATAGTTTGCATCTGGTTTTGTTTTAGACATGATATCAGAAGATGAATCATAGATTGCAACTGGTGCACCTGGTCCTTCTCCTCTATCTTTCCACTCGATGTATTCAAGTTTATAAAATGCAGGAATGACATCTATGCCTTTCACTCCATCGTATAACTCTCCAGAGACAGAATTGAAAATCATTCCTGGCTCTGC